GTGTATCGCAACACGCCTGGGCCAGGGCATAGAATATCATGCTTTCCAGCTCAAACGTGTAGCCATTGCCCATGCTGCTGAATTTCTGGTAAGTGATTAGCTCACCATCAGGCAGCACGCCTTGCCGAGACCGAACCCAATCAAGGGCAGTAAACCACCCTTGGGGCAGAAGATCTCGAACCAGCCCGATCGCCAATGTGTCACTGGCCATCGAGAGGTCAATGGTAGCGAGATGGCCGAAGCGGCTCCCATCATACGCAAGATCCTGATTCTGGGTCTGCGAGTTGAGGTCAAGATGTGCTCGAGTTCTGAGCATGTCTCGAAGCATGGTGCCTAAGCCAAGTTGGGCGAAGACATTCATGCGGGGCTCCACCCCGATCGATCTCTCGATCAAGGCATTCTTCGGCACGAACACGACGGTGTTGCCGGACTTTATAAGCATCTTGATTTCCCCACGAGTGCCATCTTCAGCATCCGTGGGTAGTCCAGCTGCTGCAAAAGCCCACACTGGATGGTCTAACACCATACTCAGTGCGCCGTCTACAAAGTCAGCGGTCGCTGACAGTGGAAACAGCTTGTGATACGACCCAACTCGATGGCCTTCAGTTTGGTCATCCGATCCAGGTCCAAAGCGGCAACACTCCAACCAGACACGAGGGTTTGGACCCTCTCCAATCCACGTAGCAATTTTACGCTGAGCTCTGTAAAGCACAGACTCAACGTCAGGATTTCCGCTAGTGTTTATTGCGGTCAAGCCTGATGTGTAGCGGTTGGCAAAGCGACGGTTGGTTGCACGACACATGCCTTCTGCTTCGAAGAATTTCTCGAGAGCAGCTGCGGTTCTCTCTTTCAAAGGAACAGCAGCGAAGGGACACTTTTTCAGAAAACTCACAGCCTGATAATCTGACCGGAAGCTTTCAGCGTCTAGGTAATCACCTGGTTGTATTTCATGCTTGAGGACGGACGGTAAATCTCCGTACTTCAAGCAAAGTGACAAACCTAGACTAGTGGGTGTGTCTAGCCGATACCACAGCTCGTTGGCAACGTCGAACAGTAAGGCTTCCGCCTCACCTGTTCTAAGGCGAAACCCTTTTGCGAGGTTTCGCGTTTCGCGGACGACGGTTTTTAACCGAGTCGACATCGTTTTTCCTCCGGAAGATGGTAATAACCACACCAAGGATAGCGATTGCCCGCCTGATGAAGGCGGTAGCACGAAGTGAAAGCATATGTTACTAGTACATGCTTTCCTGCGTCTCCATTGCCGTCTGAACGAAGGTATGAGCCATCAGATTCTTCTGAGTGGCCCACATTTCCTGACGTTCAGCCGACGTGCAACCAGGAGGCTGGAT